ATTTTAATATTTATGCTTTTACAGATGGTTCAGGTACTTTTAGTTCTTCAACAGGAGCAGGTACATCATTTATACATATGTTTAAATTAGTAGAATAAAATTATGACAAACTTATCAACTAAAATAAAATTATACGCAAATAGAGAAGTTAATTTTAGAACTGAAGTTAGACTTCAAGATGATGGTAATGGTGCTTACATCAAAGAATGGAACTTAGATATTCCTAAACCTACAATGGCACAATTAGATACTTTTGAAGCACAAGCTACTGAAGTTGAAAGACTAAACCTAGTTAAAGCAAATAGAGCAAAAGAATATCCTGACTTTAAAGAATACCTAGATGGTATTGTTAAAGGTGATAATGCTCAAATACAAAAGTACATTAACGATTGTCTAGCAGTAAAAGCTAAATATCCTAAGTAAGTCTAATCTCAAAAAGACCATAAGTCTTTTCTTAACAACTAACAAATAACAACATGACAATATTATTAATGATATTAAGTTTTATCGTAGGAGCTTGGTTAGCATGGAGATATGAAAATATATTAGATGATTTCATAGAACACTTTAAAACAATTTATCATGGCAAAGAAAAATAAAAAAATTGTAAGTCAAGTTTCGTTAACAACAATCGATCAAAAGATTTGCGAACTTCATAAAATAGTTCAAGGAAATTCAAACGACATTCAAATTATCAAGGAAGAGATGGCGTATGGCAAAGGTGGAGTTAAAGTTCTGGTATGGATTATCGGAATAGTTGTTACTCTAATTGCTGCGTGGAACATCTTACCATTTAAAAAATAATTGAAACATTACAACAAAGGAATTGCAGCTCACATGATTGCAATTCTTGAATTAGTAGATGACGACCATTTAGTATTCACAAATGTTAATGGCGTTGGTCCAATAGACATTGTTACTGTTAATACAAAAACAGGCAAAGTTGATCTATATGATGCCAAATCTGATCGTGAAAGCAGGCATTACAAAAGACCAATTAATGACATTCAAAAAAAATTAAAAGTTAAACAATTTTATATAAATCTAAAAAAGCGAACTTACAAATTAGGTAACAAAAGAGGATCTATTTTTGCAAATGAACTTACAGACAATAAAAGATCGGATTAAAAAACACGAAGGTTATAGAGATACAATCTATACTGATAGCCTTGGCTACAATACAATTGGCTATGGTCATCTTGTTGTTGAGGATGGATTTATACCTGGCGTTCAATATTCTAAAAAAGAACTTGAAGAAGTTTTTGAAAAAGATTTTGCAATAGCAATTCAAGGAGCAAATAAATTAGTAGGAGATTTTGATATTGATGATGATGCTTTTGGCGTTGTTGTTGAGATGTGTTTCCAATTAGGATTTCCAAGAGTTTCAAAATTCAAATTCTTTTTAACTGCGTTACAAAAACAAGATTATGAAAAAGCAGCAGAAGAAATGCTGCTAAGTAAATGGCACGAACAAACGCCTTCACGTTGCCAAGAATTATCAAACATTATGAGGAGCTGCGAATAATATGTTAGGATTTATAACTGCATTAATTAAAAATCCATTAACGAGTTTAGTTGTAGATAAAACAGTAAATGCAATTAATCATCATTTAGAAGTTAAAAAGTTAGAACGAATTGCAGAGATTGAAGCTGCTAAAGTTGTTTCCGTTGCACAAGTAGAGGCTTCAGAAAAAAGTTTAAAAGATGAATATCTAACAATCTTTATTACAATCATTATTGGTATGGCATTCCTGCCACAAACACAGGCTTATGTTATTAAAGGTTTCGATATTTTAAAGCAGGCTCCAGCAGAATTTTGGTGGTCTGTTCTAATAGTATTCTCAGGATCATTTGGAATTAATGTCATCGACAAATTCAAACGATAGCTGCATCTACAAAACAGCATTCGGCTGTTTATTAAAAAACTGCAAATGTAATTATGGCAAAGTATCAAAGTAAATCTGTATCACTTAACAAAGTGATGCGAGGCGATGTTAAAAAATTTAAAGTCTTTGTTAAAAAAGGATCTCGTGTTGTCAAAGTAAATTTTGGCGATCCGAACATGAGTATTAAAAAAAATATTCCAGGTCGTAAGAAATCTTTTTTAGCAAGGCATCGCTGCAGCACTCCAGGACCAAAGTTTAAAGCTAGGTATTGGTCGTGCAAAATGTGGCGCTAATTAAACAATCAATACATCAATGTCAAATAACGCTGCAAAGCGTAAGCGAGTGCTTACGTTCAAATGTTCTTTTTGTGGAACGCAATTGGATAGCAACGATACCTTTGTTGTTAGTGCAGAATATAAGCATTTTTGTATTAAAATAAATCCAGGTCATCCTCCAATTAAAGATTGCATGGAAGATTACCGCAACAAAATAAAAGAAGATCATGTACGGAATGAACGCTTACGGCAAGAAGCCGCTATCAAAGAAAAGCAAGAACAAGAAAAAATCAGGCAAGAAAAGATAAAAGCAATTCCTGCTTTAGAAAAAAAAGTTCAGGAGTTTAAACAATTTCAAAAACAACAAAGATTACAAAATGAAAAAAGGTTATCACAAAACTAAATCTGGTAAGATGGCTCGCAAAGGTTTGTACTATAATATTAATCGTAGAAAAAAAGCAGGCACAAGCAGAAGCAAAGCTAAATCAACAATATCTAAAAAATCCTACCAATCCTTATTAGGTGGCTTTAAATAAGCTATATCTACCTAAAATTCCTTCCATAAAGACTCCAGGATTAACGATTTAAAGTCGTTACTATACTTGGCTCCTACCTAAAAACAGACTCGATTTTGAGTCTATAAATCAAACTTTTTTAAAAACCTCATATAAGACAATATAATTTCTGGTACAAAAATAACTTGTAAGTAGTGGTACAAATTCTCTATAAGATTTTATAATATTATGGTAAATAATTTGTATAAGGTGCAGTTTATTTTTTTTTTGCAATACAAAAGAGTTACACCACTTTGTACCAAACTTGTACCAGACGATTTTTGTCGTCTAAAAGTCAATGGCGGGGTAGCTCAGTTGGTTAGAGCGCAGGACTCATAATTTTAGTTCGTTCTAGCTTTGTAGTTGTTAAAATTAAATCAGTCGCATCTTTGTTAACTTAACAAAGGAAATAATTAATCAGATAGTTTGTCAGAAAGTATAATGAAATCAAATCATTTTGATTTTTGAATATTTTTTTTAAAACTTTTTGTACCGAATTTGTACCAGAATTTATTAACTTATTTTGTTTAGCAACTCATAAGTTATATTTTTGTAGAGTGCAGGCTTTGTATCATTAAGTCACTTGCCAACTTATCTGAGTGCATTATTAAATTAATATGAACTACTACTTAATAAATAAAAGAAATCTTTGGACCATACAACGTAAGCAAGATCGCAAGCAAATGGCTCCAGGATTTAAGTTAAAATCTGAAGCTAATGATTATCTTGAAAAGCTATTAGCTAAAGATGCAGCACAAACTAAAAATCTTTCAGAGTTTAAATTTAAAGAAGAATGGCTTGCCTATTCTAGTAAAAGATTATTGGATGCACAAGATCCTAATAATCGTTTGACAACAGGCGGAGTGCAAACTTACATTGGTCATTATAATCAGAGGATCAACAAGTATATGCCTGATGTTCTTTTATCTGAATTTAATATTTTAGTTTTAGAAAAGTTTTTATTAGCTGCTCATAAAGCTGGACAGCCATACAAAACTTTAAGAAGGCAAGTCAGAGATATTAGAACATTTTTAAGACGAATGAATGTTGAAGGCAAAAAACCATGTCTTGAAGTTTTAAATTTTAAGATACATGAATTTTATGCAATCGTTCCAGCCGATGATGATAAATTTTTTACAAAAAAACCAACTGTAATAAATGACAATCAAGTAAAGGCAATCCTGGATAAACTTAATAATGAAAAAAATAAAGATGCAGAATGCGCTATGAAGTTTGCAATCTTTACTATGTCATTGTTTTTTGGATTAAGAAGATCTGAATTACTTGGTCTTAAAAGATCTCATGTAGATTTAGAAAATGGTTATCTAAATGTTGAAGGCGTTAGAGATCGTAACGGAGCATGGTTAAATCGTACAAAGAACCAAGCTAGCAAAAGAGCTATTGAACTTGATGAACATTCAAGCAAGTTCCTTAAATATTGGTTAGATTATATTAATGAACATTATCAACATTCTCTTTGGTTATTTCCAAGTTTAAGAAAAAGTACATACGGAACTTTATCTCTTAAAAAAGTATCGGAATTAATCTGGACTACTTACGCTGATATGGGGTTGGCTACAATTGAAAGAAGATATGATGGTCATATTAAGGTTGTTGAGTCTTTATTTAAAGGCGCACCTCTGAAAACTTTTAGACATAGATTAGCAACAATGCTTATTAACTCTATGAATTCTGAAAAAACTTTAGATGCTAACTACGTTAAATCAGTTCTTGGTCATAGTCGTTTCCAAACAACTAGCGGTATTTATGGTAATCATTCCTTAGTTGGTACTCCTAAAGAACGTCAGGAAAGAGTAAAAGCAAAACAAAGAGCTTTAAATCACGACACAATATTTAATAGTTAGTACATACACTAACTCATCGGAGGCTTGGATCGTTAAAATCTGAGCCTCTTAATCAAACTTTTTTTTATATTTTATTAATAAAACGTTACCGCAAAGGTAATCGTTAGTTTTATAACAGTAGTTGTAAAGTCTTGTAGCTTTATTATTTTTTGGTAATTTTTTTAATTTACCTTCAGCATCCACAATAAAAGAATATTTATTATTTAATTTTATTTCTTCTAAATTTCCACCAATAAAAGATTTAGCTTTAGAGTAAAAAAATTGTTGATTGCCTGCTAGACTAATTGTTTTTATTTTGTTCATAACGTAACCTAATGTTCCTACTTTCTATTTAAGCACTAACTAAAGTTATTCGTTAAAAAATTAAATTGCTTTCTAATTGTATTATTAAAATAAACCAGCAAGCACTCTGGAGTCAAATTTATTTTTATTTTTCGTTATTTTTATTGGATTTGGCAAGAACTCTTGTACCAAAAGTTGTATATAAAATTTGTAACAAAATATACACATTACTTCTACGATTTTTTTTTCTTACGAATAGCTACTTTAGAACCATCTTTATACAAGGTGTAGAAATTTCCTCTACCATCACCATAGTAACCTGTTATGTCTTTTTTAGTCTTTCTTAAATTTTTCATTAATTTCATTTAACTTATCCTCTAAGGAGGCAATTATTTGGTTCTTATCTACAATCATCTTCTGTAAATTCTCATTCTCTTCAGCTAGCCTTTGAAAATCCTCTAATTTTATTTCAATCATTTCACTCATAATCTTCAATAATCTCAACAGTATCTCCAGGAACTAAATCATATTTACTGTGAGGCTCCTCTAATTGAGCTATCTCAGCTTTAGTTTCCTTTAGTATTTGTTTAACGTGATCTTTAGTTTGGTCCAAAACTACAGATAAATTAGGATAATTCTGCGGATATATTCCATAAATGTATAGATCACTTATAGATGTCATTAACCTAGACAATCCTTGGTATTGTTTTTTTAATCTTAATATTTTACTGTCGTATTCAATCATTATTTTTCCATAGTAAATACAGTAATAGCATCGCCGCTATAAAAAACATTTCAATCCAAAGAAGGTTTTGTACTAGTTCCAACATCTATTGCCTGTTTAATTTTATATTTAACGTTAAAAACTTTTAGGTTTAAAAACGTTGCATTAGTTATTTTTTTACCTTCTTCAACCTGTGCTGCAGCTTCATCTGGATATTCTTGCTCCAGGATAAAATCACAATTGCCTGTTGTTGTTTTCACAATTACTGACATATCCTTGTTACAGAGCTTGCTGCTGTTTTAGTTACAATGTTACCTTGGTTATTAGTAAAGCTAGTAAAAGGCATATTATCAGTCATAATCATCGCTAATAATTTTTCGTGTTCGCCTTTTCTTACTTTAATATAAACACACCATTTGGCACTTACTTCAGGATGTTGTTTTTGAAATTCAATCTCAACATCATCAACTCTAATTATTGCCATTAGCAGCTCCTTCATATTTAAGATGTAGCGTTGTGTTGTGATAATCTTTAACAGATACATTTTTTGAAAGATCCGCCATCGTTGCAAGATTAACAGAGCCTAATTTAAAATCTTTATCTGAAGTGTTAAAAAAATTAGCTTCAACCAACTTACTCATTATTGCGATGTAATCTGGATTGATTAAATTTTTAATTTCTTCTTTAAAAAAATCAGCAAATTGTTTTAATCTAAATATAGTTAGAGCATTAATACCATTTTCATATTTATAGATTTGCTGATAAGCGACACCAATTACTTCAGATACAGCAGTCATACTTAATTTTCTTAAAACTCTGCAGTATCTTAAATTAGCACCGATCATTTTATTAAATGGATCTTCAATACTTTCCATCATCTTTTTACGCATCTTTGTTCTCCTGGTTGTTTGGTTTATTTGTTGTGCTTTCAAAACAAGCAGCTGGAAACTCTTTAAAAGTATTACCTATTCTTAAAAAGTAGCCTGGGATGTTATTGAAATTTTTTATGTACCAAGATGTACCGATTATATTTTGACAGATACCTGTTGAATTATCTTTAAATCTAGCCTCACCAATGATGGTCCTGTATCTTCTTCTAGGCATCGGCAGCCTCATTAATTTCATCTAAAATATGCTGCTGCTCAATAATTCTTGCTGCAAGATTTGAAATTAGTCTGCGTGCAGTAAAGCTATCAAAGAACATTATATCGCCATATTCTGCAAGTTTTTCTACATCTTTGTTATCTATTGGATGAAGATCAAAATCATTTAAGTTCATTAATGCTTTCATTTTTTTTTGAACAATTGTTAATTCTTGTTCAATTTCAATTAACTGTTTGTTTTCCTTGCCAGGAAATAAAATAATATTATCTAAAATTTTGGTCATATTTTTTTAAATATTTTGTATATTGTTTCATTACTTTATAATCAGACGTTGTATCTTTATGAGATAATTCCAAATTAATTTTAAATTCTTTATAGTTCATAATAGTTTTTAAATTTGTTTGTAAATTCTTTAGTTTCATTTTTTTCATGTAACTGTCTTGCTTGTTCCAAATAACTTTGTGCATCAATGTAACTATCTTCTTTAAATTTATGTGAGGCTCTTACTAATTTCGCTGCTGTGTACATTAAGCAAACTTGATGAGCCATAATTTCTGTTTTTAATATTTCAGAAAGAAGTACGGACCAGACTTTAGCAATTGATTTCATATTGCAATCGAATGATCCATACTCCAATTCTTTTATTTTTCTTATGGAGTTCAATCTTTTATTTAGATTGTTTGTTTCCACTCTTACTCCAATCTTTGTGAGCCTCTTTAATAAAGAACTCAATTGTCTTACTCATTGATATTGGCAGCTCAAATCTTTTAGCAGCCAACTCTTCGATCTTTTTGTAAGTTTCAATGTTGATCGCTATTGATTTAAACTTATCTGGATCCATTACATCTTCTCCAATTCATCTGGGTTAAAAGATGTTTGTGCAGTCATTGTGTTTCCTGCAGCATCAGCAAGCTCAACTCTGTGGAACCAATAATATTCAGATCCTTTTGGCATTTTACCTTCGCCATTAGCAATCGATTTATAAGCACCAAATCTATATTTCACTCCAGCAATATCTATTGATCCAGAGAGATCATAACTGTTTGCATTTTTTTTATCAGATTTAGGAACAGCAATTCCTAAATTCTTTTTTTTAGTATCAACCATTAAGGTTAACTCCTTTGTTTGTTAGGTTAGTTTTTACGACTGTAAATTTTTCCATAAATCTTTTGTAAGATAATGGATTATGCACTTTCAATTTTTCGAAAGCTGGTTTGTAAGTTGACAGCCATGCTTTGTAGGCTCCAAGATGACTAATTACTTCAAGCTCTGTTAAAGCCTTTTGTAGTTGTTTATCTTGCTGTTCGATTGCCAGACTAACTTCTTCAGCAGAAGCAATCTGATCGTTTATTATTCCAAGAAATGCAAGCGCACGACCTACTGCAGAAGTTTCTGCATTTTCAAGCGCACTTGTTTGGTTAATTCTGGATGCAGATCTAAATTCTTCTGCAAGTCCTGTACTAACGTGCTTTCCTTCAAGGAATATATCCGCCTGGACAACAGCTTTTTCGTTATCCAAATGAATTATTTTTGTTGTTATATCTAATTCAATGCCTAAATTTCTGCGTGCTATAGCAAGTCTATGTGCAACAGTTGCATAATCTTTGCCGTGAATAGATATGGTTTGACCATTCAATGAATTCTTAAAATCACTAATGGTTTTTACTAATTTATCAGCCATAAAATTAAACCTCCTGTTGTTGTTGTTATTGTAAGTGCTAATAAAATTCTTTGTCGTCTTAACTTTTTACGCAGCTTTCGATCTTCTAAAATTAATGAGCCAATATAATTATACATTCCACAACCTCTTAGCTTGCTCGACAAATTCTTGACCAATGTTCCATTGAAACGGATGATCGAATTGCGGATCCACATCTTCAATTAAATTTTTCTTAATTTCATCAACACTTAAATCTTGGTATCTTGTAAATAAACGTTCTCTTCTTTTTGCTACATTTAAAATATATTTAAAATTCTTTTTTAATCCTTCAGCTGTAAGCCATGGACAATTTGTTTCATCAAAAATTGCAAAGTCTTGTTCTGATACATAAAGAAGTTTAATTGGAACTTCATAATTGTAAGCAGCAGCATAAAATGAAACTTGAATTAAATGCGATTGAGAAGGCAAGGCTGGACATTTAGAAGATACAAACGACAAAGTACCATCTTTTTTTATTTTACCTGGTCTTGACCATGAAGTCTTTAGTTCAAGGAGAAAGGAACCAGCAGGCTGGGGTATAGGAGAAGAAATGCCTGTTGGAAAAGACTTGACTAAAGATCCAAACTCAAAATCACTTCTTCCGATAATGTCAAGAAAGAGAGAAAAAACATTACCTGGAATTGTTACATGATTTTCGCAAGTTACAGGACCAGCCTTACCTAATTTTCCAATTGCTTGGAAAGCGTTATCAATTGTACTAGGAATTGTGTTTAGATAATGATCTTTTTTTGCTTGATCTTTATCATTCACAGGCTTGTACGTTTTGAATTCATCTATTGCAGCTCTAATTGCAAAATCCTTTTTTAATTTTATATGATTAGTAGGAGATAATTTATTTGCAGAATTTAACTTCCATAAAATATCCGCATAGTGCCATTGAAGAGCATTGTTGACACAAACTCCTGCAGCCATTTGTGCGTTGCCTTCAAATAATCTTCGAGTAGCTTGATCGCAAATTACATATTTATAAATGTATGGACCATCAGGCATTAAAGTCTGAGTTGGTGAGTGATGAGTTAATTTTAATTTTGCAGCAAAAGTTGGAAGTTGATTTTGAATTTCCGCAAGTGGATCTAAAATTTTATTTTCTGAAATTATATTCGTGTTTGTCATAACACGAGATATAAACTGCTAGTCTAAGATGTCTATAGAAGTTGTCAGACTTGACTATGATTTGTCCGCAAAGGCTCTTTTGTCTTTAACGGCTGATATGGCAGTATTGGCACTTTTGTTTGTTCTCTTTTTTTGTCTTTGTAACCACATTTCAAATTTATCCGCAGGATAATGAGGTCTATTACAAACTATAAAATATTCTGGAACATCACCTTTATTGGCTTTTGGATTTTCTCGCATGGTTCTTAAAGTGCGCTCATCAATACCGTACAGTCTTTTAATTTTAGATGGTTTTAAAGCAACGCCTGTAAATTCATTCATGCTGTTTTTTTTCTCTGAATAGTTTTAATTCCATCATCTAAATTACCAAGCAAACTTTCATACTGATTTAAAACTTGTTGGTATTTCTTTTTTACCTCTACACTTTTTTTGTGATCCTTAATTTCAAATAATAATTTTTTTGTTTCTAATAAAGTTTTTTCAACGTTGTCAATTTTTTCTTGGATGTCTTTACGCAAAATTGCGCTTTTAACTCTATTAGATTTTTTTGTAATTATTGGATCAACAATTGCAACTACAGGTGATACAAACAAAGGATCAACAATATCTTCAATTACAATTTTATTTTTTGAAAAAGGATCTGGATTTAAAATATTTATTTTGCCACGAGCATTTTCATAAATACCGTAGTAATATCTTATTTCATCTATTCCAAATTCTTCATGTACAAATTTTTTACCAATAATAACTAATTTACCGTGATAGTTTTTTGTATCGCTACCTTTGTAATAAAAAATTATGTGATTATTATAAACTGAACCTCTGCTTAAAATTTTAATTGCTTTGATAGATGGTCTGTAAATATCTCTTGGTACAGTAACTGTTTCGTTATCGTAATACCAAATTTCTCCTGGAACGTAATTATGTTCTCCAAATTCATTTCCTGATAATAAATCTACAGCTCCCCAAACTTCACAACGCAGCTCATTAAATAATAAATCTACAGGATCGCAATTTAATATTTGTGAATAATGTATTGCTTGATCGATAGATATATTTCTTTTGCCTCGAACTTCTTTCCAAACATTTGAAAAATTTTTATCAGCTTTATCTGCAAAAGATTTATCATCAAAATTATTTATGTGTAATTGTGTACTTAGCTGTTCTGCTGTATCTGCAATTGAAAAATGGCTGCTTAATAATTTTTTTTGGTATTCACTTTTTTCAAAAGTCCACTCACTAATAAAATTTTCTTTGTTTTTAATAAAATCTAAAGCTAAAATTTTTCTATAAACATCAATAGAATTGCCGCTGACTTCATAATTCCATGTCTTGCCTTTGTAATCTTCACTAATTTTTAAAGACCAAATATTAATTGAAACTGTTGCAAATGTTCCTGTTTGAATTCCTGGATTTTTTTTGAATGATATAAAGTAATCGAAATCTTGTGCCGACATTAATTCTAGTTCTGTTGGCTGTGCTGGTTTCCAGATATTTTTTAAAGCTATTTCCATAGATATATAAGATTATATAATTTAGACCATTTCTATAGTCAAGTATGACAAAAGACTTGACAGGCTATCTGGGTAAATTATTGAGGATTTGCGATGAATTTATACGGATTAAATAATGGCTAGAAATGAGTTTTATAGCGTAACACGCACTCCTGTAAGCATTTGGCACAGAAATCAGCATGATTTGATTGCCGCAACGGATATTGATTTATGCGAAATATGTCCAGCTTGCGCTAAAATCCTTGTAATTAGCGACACAATTTACAATGTGGATGGCTCATTTAGAGGCAAATCAGAGTGGCTGCAAAGACCATACAAAGAAATAGCCAAATGTTTAAATATTCCATTTTGGGAGGTTTTTTACACAGTCAATGAATTTGACGCACAAAGACCAATTGTAGAATTTAATATTCGAAGAATTTATCCAAATCCAACAAACGATTTAATTAAATTAGCTCCAGACGAATACCTGCAATACCTGGAACATAAAGTTCAGCAACATATTCCAGATTGCAAATCCAAAGAATATTTAAAAAAAAGAATGAACACACCAACACAACAAAACAAAACATTAGCAAGAAAAAATAATTATGAAAGATTATTATCCTAGCTGCAAAGCGTTAATAACAAATTTAAAATTAACAAATCAAGAATTTAGAATTTATCAATATCTTTGCTCTCAATATAATTTACGAAAACATGAGCCGTTTGTTCGAATTGTAAATATTGCAGGATTTTTTCAAATATCAATCGCAACAGTTAAAGAAATATTATCCAGGCTTGCAGAGCTGGAACAGGATCAAAAAAAATTACTTACAGTTAATTTTAATGGAACTTATTTAGAATTTGAAATGCCGTATTACAAATCTTTTTTAGAAAATTTAGGATTTAAAAAAAATAATCTTGCGGCTGGTTTTAAAAACGTACAAAATAAATTAAAAGAATTAAATTCGCAGGTAGATACTAAAATTTATTTATTTCCTAAATTAGATCAATTTGATTTGTCTGAGGCTTTGCGAGATATGCCAGATGAAGATTTTGATAAAATAAAGCCAAGTCAATTAAGATTTCCTTGGGTATATTATGATGAAAAAACTAGACGAACAAATACTCAATAAAGAATTATATACAGAAGTTCAGCTTATGATTTTGCTGGAGGATGCTGTTTATACTGAAAGATTTATATCAAAACCTAGTAATCGCACAGTTCCTGCTATGTATAAGATTATAGAATGTTCTTATGATGAGCAGGATTATGGATATTATATTGCATCATACAAAGGCAGAGCGACGCCAAGGCAGCTCACAAGATATAATTTTGCGGTTGAAGTTATGCTTATGATAAAATCTGATGTTGATATTGATCCTGTATTTGCAAGGAAATTGCTATGGATGAAAGCAAATAGATTTCCAATGACAAAGTTAGCAAAGATGTTCGGTTATCACAGAACTACATTAAAAATTAAATATCAGACAATATTGGAACGATTAGTTAAAAAAATAAATTCTACATTTTCGTTTGACAGACTCGACAAAATTCTTTACAAATATTGATACGCTCATCGTATTATTTATTTCTCACACACATCATAAATAAAGTTATTATCCTAGCCTATACAAATAAGCGAACAGCTGTAAAATAACAGTCTGTTGTCAACTACAGTTCATCTATGCGCTGTTGTTTATTTTTTAAATAAAAAGTCTTGCAACAGGATAGTTAAGAATAATACTCACAACAGTACTTATGAAGAAGATTAGAGTTGATTGCGAAACCATAAACAAACAAAATAAACTTCCTTGCAAAGCTCCAGGAATATTATGCAAGAACGGTAATATTCGTTGTAGAGTTCATGGTGGATATTCCACAGGTCCAAAGTCTGCAAAGACAACCGAAGGTAAGATAAAATTATTAAAGAATTTAAAACTTAAAAATTATGAACGAATTGCAACTGACATCAGAAATAGAGAACTCAATCATAACTCAATTGATGAACGGAACACCATTAACCAAGATTTGCAAAGCCAAGGATAGTCCAAGTTTATCTAAAGTTTATAAATGGATTGCAACTAACAAAGAATTCGCTGATAAGATTTTAACTGCAAGACGCATTGGAGCGCAAACATATTTAGACAGTATGATTGAAGAGCTTGAAGGCGCAGACAATCGCAACATACAAGTTGTTAGAGAAAAATTACATCACTATCGTTGGTTAGCCTCAAAGCTAATTGGTATCTATGGTGATAAACAAGAAATTAGAACAGACAGCAAGATTGAAATTACTTGGAATGTGCCAGACGTTAACACAAATACAAATACGAATGTGATTGATGTGAGTGTAAGTCCAGATGATATTAGTTTAAATAGTTCGGTAGTGCGCACATAAAAACATATTCTCGCACGCATCAAGAGGTTAGGAATTTAATAAGTAATTAATAGTTTTTGTACCAGACTTGCACCAATATATTAAATAGATAAGGCAATCCGCTACAGAGTGTCGGCTAGTCAAGCTAATGACTGTTTTTCGCCAGGCAAATTACGTTTTTTCTGAGGTACTACACCTCAAAATCGTGGGTGCGGTCTTTATGCGATAAATTACCGATCAAACAAATGAACGAACGAACACAGTCATTAATGAAATATATTTTAGATAAATACAAAAACATACAAGCGGTTACATTCTCAACGCATAATAACGATCTTGTGATTAATTTCTCAGGATTTGAATGCGAAGAAGATTTAAAAGACTTTGCAGATTTTGTATTTACCAAAATCAAAATGCAATATGTGGATCTGCACAAGATGCCTAGCATTCACTAATGAAAGTTGTTCTACCTTATACACCAAGAAAACAGCAAGCCTACGTTCACGATGAACTAAGCAAATACAGGTATGCGGTTCTGTGTTGTCATAGAAGATTTGGCAAAACAGTTTTGTGTATTAATCATTTAATTAAAATGGCGATGACGAATAGAAATCATCAGCCACGATATGCTTATATTGCACCGACTTATAGTCAGGCAAAGAAGATAGCCTGGGATTATTTAAAACATTTTACCGACAAGATACCTGGCACTAAATATAACGAAACAGAGTTACGTTGTGATTTGGTCAATGGAGCCAGAATAACTTTATTGTCATCTGAAAATCCTGATAGCATTCGAGGAATATATTTAGATGGCTGTATTATTGATGAAGCTGCACAAGTTCAAGCTGCTTTAATAGATGAAGTTATTACTCCTGCGTTATCGGACCGCAAAGGATTTATGATCCTAGTTGGAACGCCTGCAGGTATGAATAATTTATTTTACGATTATTACCAAAAAGCTCAGTCAAATAAGAATTGGTTTTTATATAAAGCAAAAGCCTCTGAAACAAAGATAGTTGATAAAGAGGAATTGCAAGCCGCTCTCGGAGTTATGGGGGTTGCTAAATATAACCAAGAATTTGAGTGTTCTTTTATTGGTAATATTAAAGGCTCTATTTATGGAGAACTACTAGGCAAACTTGAAGATAAAAAACAAGTTGCCTCTATTCCTTATGATCCTGCTTATCCTGTAAATACTGCCTGGGATATTGGATTTAGTGATAGTACATCCATAATATTTTTTCAGCAGATCGGACACGCTATTCACATTATTGATTACTATGAAAATAATAATCAGGCGTTTCCACACTATGCACAAGTCTTAAAAGAAAAAGATTTTGTGTATGAAAATCACTACGCACCACACGATATAGAAGTTACAGATTTTGCCTCTGGTAAGACCAGAAGAGAAGTTGCTTATCAAATGGGGATTAGATTTAGAGTAGCACCAAAAATTCCGTTAGAAGATGGAATACATAGTGTCAAAATGGTTTTAGAGAGATGTTTCATTAATATTGATAACTGCTCTAAATTAATAAATGCACTACGTCATTATCACCGAAAGTATAATGACAAAGACAGAGTATATAAACTTTCAGTAAATCACGATTGGTCATCGCACGCAGCAGATGCTTTGCGAACCTTAGCCGTTGGTTTGCAAGAAGTTAAAATTTTTAACAACACCAGCCGACAACAAGTGGCTGATAACCAATTTAATATATTATGAGTTTTATTTTTGGAAAACCAAAAATGCCAGAACCTCCAAAATTTATAGAACCTAAAGTAGAGGCGGTTCCAAATTTTGAAGATGTAAAAAGAAGAGAAGCAGAAGAACTTGCTATGCGTGAGAGCATGGCTAGAAGAAGAGGTAGACGTTCTACAATATTGACAGGTACAGGACTTACAAGTTCTCCTGAATTAGATAATAAAACTTTATTAGGCGCTTAGTCATGGGGCTAGGAAAAAAGATTGTTGATGTAATGCAACAAGCTAAAGCAATACAAAAAGTTAAAGAAGAAGCAAAATCTACACCAGCTGCTAAAGCAACAGCAGATAATAAATTACCAATGTCAAAAAGAAGAACAAGATCTTTGCAAAAACAAAGTCAGTTAAATAATCAAACAACTTTACTAGGAGGTTAACATGGGTGGACCTGTTCCAAATCCGTTTAAATCAAAACCAAAAGCACAAGAGCAACCGCAAGTGCCAGCACAAATGGAAGCACCAAAACCAGCTACCGTTCCTGCAGGACCAACTGCTGTTGAAATGACAGATCAAAGATTGATCGATGCAAGACGCAGAGGCAGACGTGCAAATGTTTTGACAGGCGTTACAGGACCTGCAGACACATTGTCTTTAGGTTATAGATCTTTACTTGGATAAAAAATGCAAGAACAAAATTTAAGAGATCTCTCACGAGATTTAAAAAGAAATTTGTCTAGGCTAATGGAGCAAAGAAGCAACTTTGAAAGCCATTGGCAAGAAATAGCAGACGTACTGCTGCCTAGACGAGCCGACATTACAAAAGAACGAGCAAAAGGCGACAAGCGAAACATAGAAATATTTGATGGAACAGCCATACATTCGCTCGAACTTTTGGCAGCTTCACTACATGGAATGTTAACCTCATCCGCAAATAGATGGTTCTCTTTAAGATTTAAAGAGCCAATTCTAAATGATGAGGATGAAGCGAAAGAGTGGTTGGATGATGCAACAAATAAAATGTATGTAGCCTTCAACCGTTCTAATTTTCAGCAAGAAGTTTTTGAGTGTTACCATGATTTAATTGCATTCGGTACCGCTTGTCTAATGATCGAAGAAGATCGAGAGGACATCGTTCGTTTTTCATCAAGACACATAAAAGAATTATACATAATGGAAAATGACAAAGGATTTGTTGATACCATTTATCGTAAATTTAAAATGCCAGCTCAGGCAATTGTTTCAAAATTTGGAGCAGAAAATGTTAGCACTTCTGTTCAAAACGCATTTAAAAAAAATCCATTTGACGAAATATCTTTAGTTCATGTTGTACGACCAAGATTAATGTACGATGAGAAGAAAAAAGATAAAAAGAATATGCCGTTTGAAAGTATTTATTTTGAATACGAAAGCGGACATATTATTTCACAAGGAGGATTTAAAGAACTTCCTTACGTTGTACCAAGATATTTAAAAGGTTCATCAGAGATATACGGCAGATCTCCTGGAATGAATGCTTTACCTGATGTTAAAGTTTTAAACAAAATGGTTGAAGTATCATTAAAGGCTGCAGCTAAGATGGTTGATCCACCATTATTAGTTCCTGATGACAGTATGATTTTGCCTGTTCGTACAGCTCCAGGCTCATTAAATTATTATCGATCAGGCTCACGAGATAAAATTGAACCATTACAAATAGGTGCAAACTCTCCACTTGGAATTAATTTAGAAAACCAAAGAAGAGATGCGATTGCAAAAACTTTTTATGTAGATCAATTAATGATGTCTAGTTCTAATCGTTCTATGACAGCCACAGAAGTTACGGCTCGTAATGAAGAACGAATGAGAATTCTAGGACCAGCATTATCAAGATTACAAAACGAATTATTGCAGCCAATGATTATTCGAGTGTTTAATATTATGTTAAGAAATAATTTATTTGTTCAAGCTCCACAAATGCTTGCAGGTCAAGAAGTGGATATTGAATATGTATCACCAATGGCGATTGCACAAAGATCCCAAGAACTACAATCGATTATGAGAGGACTAGAAGTATTTGGCTCTATTAGCCAAGTATCTCCTGTAACAGATTATATTGATGAAAACGGTCTAGTTAAAACCATTATCAATGTTTTAGGATTACCTGCGAAGATGATTAGATCAGATGCGCAAGTAAGACAAAAAAGAGAGCAACAAGCACAACAACAACAAATGCAGATGCAAATGCAACAAGAACTCGCTGGTAGCGAAATTGCAAGAAACTCTGCACCAATGGTGAAAGCTCTCAATGGAACACAACAACAACCACAATAAAAAATTTCTCGAACTTGTTGCTGATTACAAAATTGTATTCGGTAGCGATGAAGGAAAACGAGTTTTAAGCGATCTCGAAAAAAGATGCCACGAGTTTGCGACTACTCATCAAAAAGGTGATAGTCACGAAACAGCCTACTTAGAAGGTCAACGCTCTGTGCTTATCTTTATTAAAAACGCTCTTAAACAAACTAACAGTTAAATAAATGGAAAATCAGACAACTGCTCCTGTAGCAACAGGACAATCTGATGTTCAACAAAATGTTGCTTCATCAGTACAAGCGCCAACAACTTTAGCGCAACCTGTATCTACACAGGCTAAACAGGAAAATAAAATAGATTTTAAAACTTTAATTCCTGAAAGTTATAAAGAAGAAAAATCATTACAAAATTTTAACGATATGGAAAGTTTTGTAAAAAGTTATCTGCACGCACAAAAATTAGTAGGAATGGATAAAATTCCTGTACCTAATAAATATGCAACAGATGAAGATTGGCAAGCCGTATTTAAAAAATTAGGTGCGCCAGAAACTCCAGATCAATATAAATATTCTTTTAAAGATGAGGAAGTTGATCCAAGTCAGTTAAAGGAATTTAATCAAGCTGCACATAAATTAGGATTACTTCCTAAACAAGCAGAAGGATTAATAAAATTTTATAATGAGCTTAATCAAAATTCTGTACAGCAACAAGAAGCACAAGCTGCAACTGTTAGACAAGAAGCAGAATTAAGTTTAAAAAAAGAATTTGGACCAGAGTTTAATAAAAGACTTGACCAAGCTAAAAGACTTGCAAGTTCAACTTTAGGTGCTGAATTTTTAAATAATACAATTTTACAAGATGGCTCCAGACTTGGTGATAATGTTTTATTAGTAAAAGCATTTTCACAACTTGCAGACAAATTATCTGAAGATGAGATTGTCAAAGGTGAAGGTTCTGGCTATCAAACCGCAACTGAAATCCAAAGAGAAATAGATGCTCTTATGGAAGAAGGTTCTCCATATTGGACAAGCGGTCATCCTAACCACAAAAGAGCTGTTGAAGAAGTTTATAAACTTAGACAGTTATTAAATGGTTGATAAAGAAATTCTAACCGAAAGCGAAATACGCCTGGAATGCTTGCGTCTAGCTGTTGAATTCGCATCTGAAAATGTGAAGCTAGATCCAATTCCTGTGGCACAAACATATTTCGATTGGGTAATGAAAAAAAATTCTGTTGAGAAAATCCGCAAGGATCTCAAAGATAAACGATGAAGTGTAATCGCTAAATACACAGGCAAGATCCAGATCTTCTGGAAAATCGAACCGACTAATCAAAACTTAAACTAACAATAAGGAGATTGACAATATGTCAAACCAAATAACTACAGCTTTTGTACAGCAGTATTCAAACAATGTACAAATGTTGTCACAACAAAAAGGTTCGCTTCTTAGAGGTACTGTGAGAGTTGAAAGCGTTGTAGGAAAAAATGCTTTCTTTGACCAAGTTGGTAGCGTAGCTGCCGTGTTAAGAACAACACGACACGCTGAAACGCCTCAGCTGGACACTCCACATTCACGAAGAAGAGTATCTTTGGCTGATTATGAGTTTGCTGATCTTATCGACAATCAAGATAAGTTAAGAACTCTAATTGATCCAACATCATCTTATGCTTTAGCTGCAGCTTATGCTTTAGGCAGAGCGCAAGACGATGTAATTATAAGCGCTGCAACAGGAACAGCATTCACAGGCGAAACAGGTAGCACATCTACTTCTTTCACAGCTGGTAATGCAATTACTGAAGCATCAACAGGCGGATTAACATTAACAAAATTAAGAAATGCGAAAAAAATTCTTGATAGTGGTGATGTAGATCCTTCAATTCCAAGAAATATAATTGTTGGTCCACAACAAGTTATCGATTTACTTGGAGATACAAACGTTACAAGTTCTGACTACAATACAGTTAAAGCTCTTGTGAATGGTGAATTAAATACATTCATGGGTTTCAACTTTATTATGTCGAACAGACTTTCTAAATCTGGCAACTTAAGAAAAGCACTTGTGTACACACAAGACGCAATTCTTATGGCAGTTGGACAAGACATTATGACTAGAATTGATGAGCGATCAGATCGTGGTTACTCAACACAAGTTTATGTATGTCAATCCATCGGCGCAACTAGAATGGAAGAAGCTAAAGTTGTATCAATCGAATGTTACGAAGCATAGGAGGAATAAAATATGGCAACAGTATATTCAGTTCAAAAAACTAAATGGAGTCAGAATGTTCCTTCAGAAAACATCAAAACTAATGAACAAAGCGGCAAAGTAAGAATTGCTTTCGCAGAATACGAAGCAAGCTCACTTGCAATCGGCGACGTTATTCAGTTCTTTAACCTACCAAACGGTGCAAGAATTCTTGACGGTTACTTAGCTAATGATGCTTTAGGA